CTGAAAGATGAGAAGCTCAAGTTACAAAAGATAGCTGATTCTAACACTCGCTTGTTTAATGTTTTACCTGTGTGCATCTTGATCTTGGAAAAGATGTACTATGGAGCTTTTAATGCATTTTATATTCGGAACCATGTAGATCATCATGGTTCAGTGGGCCTGAATCCCAGGTCAATGGAGTGGGATTTGCAGTATAAAATGATGTGTGAAGTAGGCAGGAAGTGTGGTATTGATGGTGACATTGCCAAATGGGATAAAGTATCTCCGACGCAAGCGGAGGAGGCTTTTCTGAAAGTTGTCGAAAATTGGTACAAACGTAATGATGCACAATGGTCTTTGGTACACGAAAACATACGTAGGGCGTTGAGTATATGGCGAAATCATTGCACACACATAGCGCATGATGCTATTTATCGGACTCATGGAGGAACAATTTCAGGATCGTTGTTAACTGGCACTGGTAATTGTATTAAAAATAACTTCTTTCACGTTTGTGCTTTCATTGAATTAATACGTGGAACTCCGTTACGTACTGTTCAAAGTAAATGTCTTGATTTAACAGGTTATACTTATGCATCTTTATGGAAGAAACATGTGCGTTTAAAAGATTGGGGAGATGACGTGATTATATCTGTTTCAGAAGTTGCTTATCCTTATTACAACGGTAATACCATCTCAAAGTGGTGGAAGGATTTAGGTATTACGTACACCCCAAGTGATAAATGTTCGACATTTGTGAAGAAAGATGTATGTGATCTAGAATATCTCAAGGCTTATACCCAAATTGACCCTAAAACTGGTATAGCGTATCCACGATTTGCACGTTCTCAAGTTGATGAAATGTTAAATTGGGTACGTGTTCCTAATGTGAAGAATGGAACTATATATGAACAAGCAGTACTTAATTGTGATGCGTGTTTACAGTTTTTAATGTTTGAGGGTAGAATGGTTTTTAATGAGTACCGTGATGCTATGTGTAGGTTGTTGAGTGGATCTACTGTGTTTTATTTGCCAACATTTGATGAGTATGTTACTGCTTTGATTGAAAATGAACATTATCCACCGTCTTTACGCACTGCCTCGTGGGTGATAGCCTCCGCACGAGTGCGTGCTTCTCATGATTAAGAATCATACCAACGGGATGGGAAGCGCCCAGCAACTTAAATGTGTTGCAGTTGTCCCCAATTTTTGTAAATATAATTCAAGTTTTTGTCCTTATAATAGTCGTAGTTTTGTACAACAAGGTGATCGAGGTGGTCTTATACCAAGACCATCAATGGGTGGGAAGCATTTTGGTGCTACATTTGAGACCCCTTCAATAGTGCAATCCATAGATGATAATTACAGTACGAATTCTGGAGTTTCTCGCCGCGATCCAATTGTTATGCCAATTATGGAGAAACCAGTGTCGTATAGTAATATCGTTAGTAGAGAGATAGTAGTAGATAATTTAGAAATACCAACTACATTAGCAGAAGGTTCATTCGTTAAGATTTATAACGTTCCAAATGATCTTTTAGCTAATTGTCAACAAAAACAAGCATTTAATAACAATTACTTAGGACGAGGTAATGTTAAAGTTAAAGTTATCGTCAGTGCTTCTCAGTTTCATCAAGGTATGTTGTGTGTGTTTTGGGCTCCCATGTTAAGTAAAGATGTTTTTACATCTGTCTTTACTGGTGATAAAACCCAGATAAGTAATTTGCAATGTGGTTATATTGATCTTAATAGACCGCAACCACTGGAAATGGTTATAAACTTTTCTCATGTTGAAAATTACTTACGTTTGAACGCATCGAGTGATGATTCAGTTGATGGCTCATTAGGAATCTTTGGAGTTCACGTGTTTGATCAATTGCAAGTAGCTACAGGAGGAAGTACTGTAGTTAATGCCTCAATTATTGTGTCTTTCGATGGTTGGGAGTTTTATTTGCCAGTTGCTGTGGATACGTGTACTAGCTTATCTCTGAGTCGTAAAGCTAATCGCGCTAATGTTTTAAAACCAGTGAGATCTACGACCTTCGAACAGCAAGGTAACCATTTTTCTAATACGCATAATTCGTGGACTGTTATAAAGAATGTTGCTGATTCAACCATCGCTCAGGAACAACATGGTGATGAGTTTGATACCAAACAAAGTGCAGATCTCCAGGCTGAAGCTAATCTTGATGTGAGCAATATGGATAAACCATTTATTGCTCTAAATCCTCCTCCTATAACCCTTAAGAATTCGCAGTATTTTAATAATGATACTAATATAGAGCATCTGAATAAGTTGACTTTAGTTGCTGGAGAGCAATGCCCAGCTAAAGTAGCACATTTTGGTAGACAGCAAGATGAGTGCAGTATTAGACACATCGCAAAAATACCTTCGTTCATTTATGAAATACCATGGACTATATCAAATGTACCAGGAGATCAATTGTTTAGTCTGTTAATTTGTCCTTCTCCTATTAACACCAGTATAAGGCCTATTCCAACTGGTGATACTGATCCTATGTCACAGTCTTATTTAGACTATTTATCGGGACAGTTTCAATATTGGCGAGCCAGATTCAATATTCATTTCAAGTTGGTTGCTTCAAACTTCCAAACTGGAATATTGCGAGTCGGCATAGTGTACGGTAAATACGATGTTACTGCTACAGCTAATGAAGCCAATTGTCAATTCATGCGTATTATTGACCTTAAAGAAGGTCAACGAGAGTATGATTTTACAACTGAATTTCCTGCGACTGTCCAAATGTTGCAGTGTACTTCAACACATCGAACACAATTAACTGCTGATGAGTTAGATCAATGTGCCGTAGGAACGTTGTATGTGCATGTTATAAATCCTTTAATTGTTGGTGTTGGCGCCACAAATAATATTCACATTCAAGTTTTTATGTCGTCTACTGACGTTGACTATTTCTGGTTACGACCAGCCCAAGTAATTGCTCAAGCACCAGTGATATCTTTAGCAGCCAAGTTACAACAAGAAAAAGAGAAGCAGAGAAAAGGAAAAGCTGTTGTTTCCCCTTTTTCTCCACCTGTAGGAAAATCAGCTTTTCAACAGCAATCAGCCACTGGTGATTTTGTTCCTCAACCAGCATCCGGGCAAGCAGCAATGGCCGCGCCCGGGTCTGTTATCGGAACGACACCAGCTACATTAGTGCAAGTACCTAAACGCGGCCACGCGACCAATATTGCTCCACTCCACAATATTCGAATGATTTTGAAGAGATATGTAAAGATCTTTTCTACGAATAATGTTGCTAATGGTATCACGCAATCTTTCACTATGAGTGACCTGTATGAGACAGATACACAACCATACCAGTGGTTGAATATGTATGTTGGTGTGCGAGGTAATTCCCGTTATAAAGTTTATCAGATTGGCACTGGAGCTGGTGCACAATCTTTTTACCAATGTTGGGCTACAGTACCGTTTGCTAATCCTTCACCTACTACTGGTTCACAGTTTCAATGTCCATGGGATTTAAAGACAGGATCTGATAATAATCATTGTTTTGAAGAAGAAACGTCTTTTGTTACCCAGTATAATTACTTGATAAATCCAGCACTGTCCAATACTACTGAAGTTCCTGGTTATAGTACGTGGGGTTCTTTTAACACTGTGCTAACGTATGCTACTGGTTCAGGTAACAGCGTACTCCAAACTGTTCTTTGGGCAGGTGGAGATGATTTCCGTCCCGGGCTTTTAATTGGCCCAATGTATAGCGTTGTGAAACAATACGCTATATAATTTAAATTTAACTTTTATTTCCTAGTATAGTTATCTTATTACTTTTACAAG